ATAATTGCATAAGCTTCTTCTTCACCACCAAGACCAATGGCAATAGCTTCTTTCATTTTTGTTGTTTGAACAAATGCTGCACAATTACCACAAAGAGCAGTTTTTGCTTCTTCAATTGTTGTATTAAAAATATCAGCCTTTGCCTGCCAGAATGAAACATTATCTACTGCTGGATTCATTGGTCCATAATTAGCACTATCAATGCAATTTTGTCTATTAGCCATATTGACTGCAATATCTTGAGTTGCTGCTGGATAGCCGTTGATCATTTCATCATCGTCTTCTTCATCTTCATACTCTTCATCCATCTCTAAGTCGTCATCTTGAACGACACCATCTGGGATGACAGCGAATCGGCACTTACCTTCGTCTTCAACTTGTTGAGCAATAATTTTACAAACACCATTGCCTTCATAAAGGACACAGTTGGAGCATTTAACACCAATATCTTTAACTTCGTTTTCTTCTGGACTGTCGTATCCAGCCCAAATGCCAGTCTCATCTTCATTAAACTTTCCATACATTGTAGCAATCGCTAGAAGAGCATCGGCAAGCATTGCTTCCTCTTGTGCTAAATCTTCTGCAATTTTAGATATATCAATACCTTTGCTCACGGTTCTATAACCTCCACCTCTTTTTTTGTACTCACGTACAAGCCATGCATTTGCGTAAGCAGATGGATATACATCAAACTTTGCTTTTGCTTCGGCTTTTACTCTTGCGTAAAGTGCTGGGTTAGTTGGAACATTCCTTGTAGCAGCTTTTTCTGTTGACACATTTATCGGTTTTTTACCATCTCTTGTTTGTGTGGACTCTGCTCGTCTTTTTCTTCTTACAGCGGATGCAATTTGTTCTGGGGTCATACGTGCAGCTCTTGCTGCTGGAACGCATTTTGGATATTTACCAGTATCGGCATCACCACGACCACAGGGTTCAAATCCACCACCAGGCTTTGGTCTAGATATATCGACCCATTTTTCTTCAAACCAGTCTGTTAAAGACTTTAAAATGGATTGAAGTTCATTTTCATCAAAATTCTCACCATCTGATTTTCTAAAGTTACTAGCTTCTCCTGAAGCCAAACCTTGGTAAAAGGCTTTTCTTTTAGCCTTTTTCTTTTGAGCAAGATTTCCTTTTGGGTAAGTATAACAAGCGCCTTGTTCTCCCCATTTGTATCCAGGATTACCATTATTAGAGCAGGATTGTACAGGCATAGTATTAACTATGTTACCACATTATGGATAAATTGTATACAAATTTTCTTGACTCCAGCGTTGTACTGGTATTTTTACATCTCTGTAATACTCAAAAGCTTCTTCTGAAGAATAATAAACTTTTGCATACGCTTTTCTTGCACCTTCATCATAAATAGGACAAACAGGATTAGGATCTAAATACAATGCTTTGTAATGGTATTTATCTTCATAATGAATAGCATTCACAACAGTTAATTTTTGATAACAATATGGGCATTCTTTTTCTGGATAGGGAAAATCAGGTATTACTCTTCCAATAATCATTCTTCATCATCCTCGTCATCCTCGTCAATTTCTTGCTGAAGATTCCTGTGAAAATTAAATGTTTTAGTATTAATAATATAATCAATAATTTCGCTAATCTTACTCTCTGCTATTTCAATACCATCCATTAAACAATGAAGTTCATCTAAGTTTAAAGAATAGTTATCGTCTGGAGATACAATGACCATTGCCGGGGCATACCCGTTTTCAAATGGGACAGCCTTAATTAGAATATGTAGAGTGTTTAAATCTTCTAAATTTTCTCTAGAGTTATATGGAACTATTTTCATTTGCTTTTACTACCAAACATTGCTGCAACCATTATAATTGCATGAAATAAAAAAATTGGTCCAATATAACCAGGATCTGTTTTAAATGATATATGAATACCATATTTAAATAATACAGAAAATAACATTACAAGTAGAATGTAAGATGCTAAATTAATTTTTTTGTTCATATTGACTCTCTTCCATTTGCAACCCATGAAGCATATGTTGCTGGTAATATCATATCAAAAATATTTTCAATCTCTCTAGCATACTCAGCAATCTCATATTGAGCGTTACTGTCATTTCTGAGACACATAAAGTTCATTAAACTTCTGGCATTAACAGTCCAGATAAACTCTGTGTATTGAGTTACTGGAAGCACACAGCGAGCAAGTTCTTTTGCAATCCCAAGATCAATAAGTTTATAATAAGCTTCATCTGCCTGAAGAACAGTTTCTTGGAAAATAGAGTAGAAAGCATCTTTAACTTCTGGGTCAGTAATCTCTTCAAAAGAGTAAGAACCAGGCTTTCCAACTTGTTTGCGAATCTTATCAGAAGTAGGAGTGTAATAGTCAAGACTTGCAGGTTGATGATATCGCATACTCATTTCATTAAATGAAGACCATCTATGTCTAAACCATTCTCTTGCTACAAAGATTGGGCACTTAATATGAAACTTAAAAACTACATGTTCAAATGGTGTAGCATGTTTGTTTTTAACTAAAAAGTTAATTAAACCTTTAGACTTATCATCAAGCACCTGTTCATAGGATGCAAAAGAAACCTTAGCAGCGTTAACAACGCTTAAGTCATTCCCCATACAATCGAGAAGATCTATCTCACCAGCATTAAGTATTTTTATTGTTTCAAATTCCATGATGAGAACTTTATCATAGATAAAAAACTTTTTTCAGAAATCTTCATTTTTTTTGCATTTTATTCAATTTTATGTGATACCCTCAAATACGCAAGTACGCGTTAATCAAGCAAACTAAGCATATATGTACGCTTAGCGCGCTTAGTATGCTTAATATAAAAAAGGCTGTATAATTTATTTATGGAAATAATCGCTGTTGCAGAATCAGATGATTGTGGACCATTCGTTATAATGGACTCTGATCTCATTTCAATTATGAAAATGGGTGAGTTATATTTAGCAGCTACTCGTTGCGCTTATCGCAATACACCAATTACTTGTGAAATTTCTCAAGAACAAGCAGCAGATCTTATTGCTAAGGGTGTACAATGTCTTGATATTGAAAAGCAGAACATAAGTAGTTTAAATGAAGAAAATTAGCTGGTTTAGCCTCAACAACACAGACTTAAGCGGAGAAAACTGGTTTAGCCAAGGCTACCAAAATGCTGCCGTTAGTTCCATCCTTGCCTTGCAAGAGAAGGGTGTTGGTGTTTTCTATAATAGAGAAGAAATACCTTTTCACATTAATTTCTGTCCACCTATCTATTATCAGATACATAATAACTATAATATTGGTTATACTCCTTGGGAGTCTACAATTGTTCCAGATAGTTGGAAACATAATATGTCGCGATGCTCTGAAATATGGGCTACATCAGAATTTGTTAAAGATATCTATATTAAAAACAATATTCATCCCAACGTTCATGTTATTCCTCACGGCATATCTGATGACTTTGAAATATATGAAAGAGAACTTACAGGTAAATTTAACTTCCTTCATGTAGGTGGAGATTCTAAAAGAAAGAATGCTCAACTTGTTGTTGATGCTTTCTTAGAGTTGTATGAAGGCAACGATGACTTTCAACTAATTCTTAAATACAATAAGTTTTGTTTTGCAGATGTTTATCTTGATGGTCACATTGTACCAGCCCATAATCATCCTCAAATTATTGGTATTCCAGATAACTTTTCTGTTGATCAACTTGTGCGTTTATATCACAAGTGCCATTGCATGGTTTACCCAACAAGCGGTGAAGGCTTTGGGATGATTCCTTTTGAAGCTATTGCTACAGGGCTTCCTACTATCTGCACAAACTTAACAGGGTGTGCAGATTTTGCTAAAATGTCTATTCCGCTTCCAGCAACCTGGGGGAAGTCAGATTTCCATGATCACTTATATGCGTGTGATGTCGGGGAATGGGCTGTTCCTAATTATGATGAATTGCTTGATTTAATGGAGCATGTCGTTAGTGAATATGACGATTTCAAAAAATATACGTTGCGTTCAGCAAAAATAATTCATGGTGAGATGTCTTGGTCAAATGTCGCTGATAAGATGCTCTCCCGTTTGACGGAATTTGAAAAAACTTTTAATTAGCCTAAGCATTTAGTCTTTGCTTGGATCAATTAAATTGATACCATTGAATTTACACATTTTTCTAGGAGGAACGATGACGATATTATCAGAACAATTTATTAATTCTTATGCAGATAAGACACCACCTTGGGGTTTTAATGGTCTTGGCGAAATAGTTTATAAGAGAACATACGCTAGAGACATTGAGTCTTTGGGTCGAAAAGAACTATGGCACGAAACTATTGGCCGATCAATCAATGGTGCTCAATCTATTGGTGCAGGATATACACAAGATGAAGCAGAGCGTCTATTTGATTACATCTTTAATCTTAAAGGGATTTTTGCTGGTCGCTCCCTTTGGCAGTTGGGTACGCCTCTTGTTGAAAAGATGAGTGGTGTGTCTCTAGTTAATTGCTGGATGACAACTATTTCTTGTGTTGATGACTTTAAGTTTTTGATGGATCACCTCATGGTTGGTGGTGGAGTTGGATTCACTGTTGAACGCTCAGTTGTTTATAAGATGCCGAAAGTTAAGCATGTTGAATTTGTTAAGCACGAAAGAACAAACGATGCTGACTTTATTGTTCCAGACTCGCGACAGGGCTGGTCGGCCCTTCTTGGCAAGGTATTGACTAGTTATTTTGAAACTGGAGAATCTTTTACATACAGCACTCTTTTGATTAGAGGCTTTGGCGCTACTTTGAAAACATTTGGTGGAACAGCATCTGGTCCAGAAATTTTAATTGAAGGTATTACTGATATTTGTAATATTCTTGATAAAAGAGTTGGAAAAGATATTCGTTCTGTTGATGCTTTAGATATTGCAAATATTATTGGTAAAATTGTTGTTGCTGGTTCTTCACGTAGATCTGCTCAAATTGCTATTGGTGATCCTGATGACACACTTTTCTTGAGGGCTAAAAACTGGGGTCGTAATGACATTCCAAACTGGCGTGCAAACTCTAATAACTCAATCTTTGCAGATTCTCATGAAGAGATGACAGATGAGTTCTGGAAGGGTTACGATGGGTCTGGAGAGCCTTATGGGTTGATCAACCGCAAACTTATTCGCAAGACAGGTCGTCTTGGTGAAAAAGTAAACGATTCAAAAGTTATTGGCACTAACCCTTGTGGTGAAATTGGTTTGGAAGATGGTGAACCGTGTAACCTTGCTGAAATATTTTTGCCAAATATTGAATCAAAGAAGGAACTTCTTGATTTAAGCAAGCTTCTTTATAAGACACAAAAGGCAATTACTAGTTTGTATTATCCATACAAGAAGAGTCGCGATGTTATTACGAGAAATCGCCGTTTGGGTCAGGGTATTACTGGCTGGCTTCAGTCTACTGAGGAACAGCTTTCTTGGGTTAGTGATTGTTATGTAGAGTTGAAAGAGTTTGATAAGCACTGGTCTGGGGTTTTGGGTATTAATCCATCAATTAAACTTACAACTGTTAAGCCTAGTGGTACATTGAGTCTTCTTGCTGGTGTTACCCCCGGTATCCATCCAGCTTATGCTAAATATTATATTCGTCGTGTAAGAATGGTTAGCAATGATCCTCTTGTGACATATTGTCGTGAAAAGGGTTATAACGTTGTTTATGATATTGGTTTAGATGGTAAAGAAAATCATTCAATGTGCGTGATTGAATTCCCATGTCAAACACCAGATCATGCAACTTTGGCTAATCAACTTACTGCTGTACAGCAATTAGAATGGGTTGTTAAAGCCCAGTCTGGATGGGCTGATAACAATGTTAGCGTAACTGTTTACTATAAGAAAAATGAACTTACTGATATTAAAGAATGGTTGTCTAAGAATTATACAAATAGAATTAAGTCTGTATCTTTCCTATTGCATAGTGATCATGGCTTTAACCTTGCGCCATATGAAGAGATTACTGAATCTGATTACTTGAAGTTAAGTTCAAAAATTAAAAATAGTGTTTCTTTTACTGACTCTATTAATAATCTTTCAATTGAAAGTTTAGAGTGTGAAGGTGGAGCTTGCCCGATTAAGTAATAAAAAAAATACATAATCTGCAAAAAGCGTACCAACTTGGTACGCTTTTTGTATTTATTGGTGCTTTTTTATTTTAAATGGTGTATGATATGTTAAATGGAAACAAGTATTGTTGATAGCAAAAAGATTTGGGTTCCAGACACTTCATTTGGTGTATGTGTTTGGATGACTCCTGATGGTTTACCTTTAAGTGATGGCGATGGTGTTTTATCAGCTGAAGGTATTATTAACGATCCAAAGATTGAAAAGAGAGTAGCAGAAGCTGCTTTGTATTGGACTGGTAGTGACGCAGGATATCCAGCGTGGATCTCTGGTGCTAGGAAAGTTACTAAATCAGAGTTTGAAGATCAAAGTGCAAGATTGTCTGATGGACTGACACCCGATCCTTACGAAGACGCTTTTAAGCGCCATTTTGGAGTATAAGATGGGAACAACAATGCATATAGATGATCCAGAAGATGGCGTTGAAATAGACGAACTTTCATATGTTCAAGTTCTATCAAAAATGGAAAACAATGATCCATTTACTCAGGTTAAGACTTCTCAACTTTCACCTAAGATGAAAAGAAAGTTTTATAACCTACAAAAAAGACTTACTGGAATGGGTGAGACTGGTGCTAAGTATGTTGACCCAGAAATGCTGGATGGATACTCTCTTTATGATGTTGTTACTCCCCCATATGACCTAGATACACTTGCTGGTCTTTATGATCAAAGTGCTATTCATAACTCGGCTATTAATGCTAGAGCAATGAACACTGTTGGTCTTGGATACGAATTTGTTGAGACCACAAAAGCAAGGCGAAGAATTGAAAAGACTCAAGGTGATGTTGAAAAGCTTTCTAGAGTTAGAAAAGGTCTTCAAGATGAAAAAGAACGTCTTGATGATATTTTTGAAAATTTAAATGATGAAGAAACGTTTTTAGAAACAATGGTTAGAGTATGGCTTGATGTCATGACTGTTGGAAACGGGTATCTTGAAATTGGTAGAAATGTTGATGGCTCAGTTGGCTATATCGGTCATGTTCCAGCAACTCTTGTAAGAGTTAGAAGAAAAAGAGATGGGTACGTTCAAATTGCTAAGAGCAATAAGATTAGTGCTGTCTATTTTAGAAATTTCCAAGATCTTGAAACAGAAGATCCACTTAATTTAGATGCTAACCCAAACGAGTTAATTCATTTTAAAATTTATTCACCGAACAACTCTTATTACGGTATTCCGCCAGCCGTTTCTGCTGCTGCAGCTATCGTTGGTGATAAATACGCAAAAGAATATAATATTGATTACTTTGAAAATAAAGCAATTCCTAGATATGCAATTATCTTAAAGGGTGCAAAACTTAGTGCAAAATCAAAACAAGAATTAGTTAACTATTTTAGAAATGAAGTCAAAGGCAGAAATCATGGTACTCTTGTTATCCCTATTCCTTCTTCTATCGGTTCTGATGCTGATATCAAATTTGAGAAGCTTGAGGCGGGAATTCAAGATGCGTCATTTGATAAATTCAGAAAATCAAACAGAGATGAAATCCTAGTTGCCAATAGAGTTCCAGCACCAAAGGTTAGCGTTTATGATAACGCAAACCTTGCTGTGTCTAGAGATGCTGACAAAACATTTAAGACTCAGGTTATTGGTCCAGATCAAGCTGTTATTGAAAAGAAGATTAATAAAATTATTGCTGAGTTTACTGATCTTTTAACTTTGAAGTTTAAGAGGATTGATCTTGTTGATGACGAGATGCAGTCTAGAATTTACGATAGGTATTTGAGAACTGAAATTATTACACCTAATGAGGTCAGAGGTCATCTTGGATATCCAGAAAGAGCAGATGGTGATGA